ATTGCATCCTGTCAAAATGATTTTTTTGGTTATAATTGCTTTAAGAGTTTGGTTAAAATGGCTAAGGGCGAAAAAATTTTAGCTCATTCTAATTATGGTACAGGCTATGAAGGAAATTATATAGAGGCTCATATTCATAGTGATGTATGCTTATTTAGAGATATAAAGCACGTTTATTTGTCTTTGCAAGAAAATTCTTACTCGAAAAGTCAACTGTATGAATATGCAAAAGAAATAAACCAAGAACTTAATAGAAACTGCATAATATTATATTGACAAGCTCATTATTAGACTATTTAAAAGAGCTTTAAATTATCGTGATCGTATAGTTCTTGAGGTAGACAGTAACTGCTATATTTTTATATGTATTGGCTTAGGACCGATCTGGCAGATACATATATACACAATCTATGAAAGTCAGATCAGGTCGTAACTAGTGTTCATTATTATAGCCAGTTGAATCCCTTAGTCGACTTCATTCCAGTAGGACCATCCTAGTTTATAGACAAAACCAGTAATTACTTACATTGAGTAATTACTGTAATAATTAATTTCGAATAAGACGGCGTCTGGAGAATAGCACCCGGATACAACCATCCCTGCTTGAATAAGTGTGGTATAAGCAAATAATACTTTTCATGAGGCATATACGAGTCCGTTATCTATAAACGGTTATATTTTATCGATTCGTGAATCAATGCCTTGCCCATAACATAAAGCTGATCTTGCGATTTCTCATCAATGTACCACTTTTCGTAAACTGGATTATCTGACAGAACGGCCAGTTTGTTACCTTGCATCTGCAGGCGCTTCACGTGGAATGTCTTACCGAAGACAAAGGAATAGACGCCGTCTGTCTGGAAGTGACGGACTGAGGTATCGACGAATAACCGGTCTCCAGACGATAATGTAGGTGCCATACTATCGCCGTTTACGGTCATGACCTTGACGTCATTTTGAGGGCGATTCCCGAAAAGGGTACGGGCATGTTCAGTCGTGAACTCAATAGCGTAGAGAACTTCAATATAATCTGAAAGCATATAGGTTCCCGGCCCTGCACTGACGCTTAGATCCAGAACTTCTACTCGGTACACATCGAAATTTGCAGGTGAGCTTCTGCCTTCCATTGCCTTACTGTCTCCTTTATCGACAACACCATACTCAAGATAAGATGCTGATGAACTTAGGGCTCTTGCCAGCTTCTGCATAACAGCAGAGCGAGGTTTAGCAGCACCGATCGTGTACCGGCGCACCATCTCATATGTAACGCCAGTTAGAGCTGTGAGTTGAGTGACAGATATACCTCTGTCAGCCATTAACTCATTCAGCCTCTTAGCGAAATCTGGGTGTTTTTGTTCTTCTATCATAGGTAGAAGCTTACTTACATAACATGAAGTAGTCATTTCTATTTTAAGTAGTTGTAATTCTCTACTAGAAGTAGCATTATTCTTCTATACGTTAGAGGAGTCCTATATGCCATCTCAAAATCTCACCGAGAAAGCCGTGAAAGCTGCGGGGAAATCTTTATCAGAAGTAGCCCGACAGTTTGGTTTTAAATCAACACAATCTGTTGCTAACTGGGTAATTAACAATCAGGTTCCATCTGAAAGGGTTTTACAGCTTTGCGAGTTAGGGAAATGGTCCGTAACTCCTCATGAACTACGGCCTGATATTTACCCAAACCCTAGTGATGGCCTCCCTGATGAGCCATCAAAAATTAGTGGATCGGCAGCGTAATAGTAACCACAGCAGAAGGAGTAGATCCGTGGGACATGAACCTGAATGGAAAGTAGAACGTCAGCCTGCTTGGCTGGTGGTAGCGATTAAAAAAACGATTACAGATCTTCCTGGTGGATATGCAGAGGCGGCGGAATGGTTGGGCGTGACAGAGAACGCATTGTTTAACCGCCTTCGTGTTGACGGCGACCAGATCTTCCCGCTGGGCTGGGCAATAGTTTTACAACGTGCTGGTGGTTCAACCCATATCGCTGATGCCGTTGCGTGCCATTCTCAGGGGGTATTTGTACCGCTGGCAGATGTTGATGATCTGGATAACGCCGATATAAACCAGCGCCTGATGGAGTCCATCGAATGGATAGGCCGTCATTCTAATTTTGTACGTAAAGCCACGGCTGATGGGGTAATTGACGCAGATGAGCGTGCTCAGATTGAGGAAAACAGCTATCAGGTTATAGCGAAGTTTCAGGAGCACGTAACACTTCTTTATCGAGTTTTTTGTGTCGCTGAAAAGGGTGACGCCCGCGAGTGTGCAGCTCCGGGCGCCGTGGCGTCAAATTTTATGGAGAAAACCAACGCATGAACAGTTTAACGGTAAATAACCGATTACCGCAACTACGGGGAATCCCTGTACCTGGTTTCCCGTTATTTCGGTATGAGCGGATGGTATCAGGTCGTTGGGTTCCCTGTAACCACAGTAGAGCAATAGGAATTGTGGGGGTGTTCTACCGGAGGGCGAAACTCTCATGCGAAACCTTAACCGATGGTTCAAAGATCACCGTGGCGTCCCAGTCCGGGTTATCCGTTGGGAACCGGAAACACAACGCGTTATCTATCTGCGACAAGGATATGAACATGAGTGCTTTAGCCCACTCGAGCAATTCCAGCGCAAGTTCAGGGAAATAGGGAGCGAGCGTGAGCACTAAATTAACAGGCTATGTGTGGGATGCCTGTGCAGCTTCGGGAATGAAATTATCCAGTGTGGCTATCATGGCTCGCCTAGCTGATTTCAGCAATGACGAAGGGGTCTGCTGGCCATCCATTGAGACAATTTCTCGTCAGCTTGGGGCCGGGGTAAGCACAGTCAGAACGGCGATAGCAAAACTGGAAGCTGACGGCTGGTTATCACGTAAAGCCAGACGTCAGGGAAACCGTAATGCCTCCAATGTTTATCAGCTAAATGTGGCAAAGCTGCAGGCGGCTGCATTTGCTCACCTGTCAGATCCTGACCAGTCAAAATCTGACCCATCAGAATCTGACGCATCAAAATCTGACCCGTCGAAATCTGGCAAAAACGGCGGTTTTGACCCGTCAGAATCTGGCGGGGATCCGTCAGTAAAATCAAAACAAGATCCACAAGATAATAAAACCCTTTCTTGTCCGGACGCTTCGCAACCGGACCAGCAGGTGACAGACCAGGAGTTTTTATCCCGTCATCCGGATGCCGCTGTATTCAGCTCTAAAAAGCATCAGTGGGGAACGCAGGACGATTTGACCTGTGCTCAGTGGATCTGGAAAAAAATCATCGCCCTGTACGAACAGGCCGCGGAGAGTGACGGCGAGCTGGTTCGTCCGAAGGAACCTAACTGGACCGCCTGGGCAAACGAAATTCGTCTGATGTGTGCTCAGGACGGGCGTACCCACAAACAGATCTGCGAAATGTACAGCCGGGTCAGCCGTGATCCGTTCTGGTGCCGTAACATTCTCAGCCCCTCAAAACTCCGGGAAAAGTGGGATGAATTGTCACTGCGTTTGTCCGCGCCCATCGGCGGACGTTTCGAAAACCGTGAAGATCCGATGTTCAAATCCAGTTACGGAAATGTGGATTACAGCCAGATCCCGACAGGGTTCAGGGGGTGATATGAGTCTTATGGGAGACGTTCAGAAATTCATTGAATCCCATCCGGGATGTACTTCCAGCGATATAGCGAATGCTTTTGCAGATTTCCCGCGTAAAAGCGTCCTGCAGTCGACAAGTAAGTTACGCCAGTGCGGGCGTGTTGCTCATCGCTTTGAAGGTAAAACTCGCAGGCATTTTGCTCTTGAGACAGACATACCGCCGGATCAGGAGCCAGATATCGGGACTAAACCTGTGCGGAGCTGTTATGTCGGAACCAACGACCCGCAGGTGATTATGCATCTGATACGTCAGGCAGAAACACTGGAGTCTGGAGGGGTGTTCCGTCGTGCAGCTACGGTATGGATGGAGGCATTCCGGGAGAGTCATATCCCGTCGGAACGTAGCGCCTTTCTGGCGCGCCGTGAACGGTGTTTGCGGAAGAGCAGAAAGTATGTTGCATCAGGTAGTGAGTGGTATCTGTCAGGGAATTATGTGGGGTCTTAATGAGCAATAAATATTGCCAGGCGCTGGCAGAACTGCGCAACAAATCAGCACACGAACTGAAAGAAGTCGGCGATCAGTGGCGCACGCCGGACAACATTTACTGGGGCATAAATGCCATGTTTGGTCCGTTTGTTCTCGATCTTTTCTCGGACGATGAAAACGCCAAATGTGAGGACTATTACACTGCGGAAGATAACGCGCTGGCGCATGACTGGTCGGATCGTCTGGCTGAACTCAACGGGGCCGCTTTTGGTAATCCTCCTTACAGTCGCGCCAGCCAGCATGAAGGGCAATACATCACAGGTATGCGATACATCATGAGGCATACCAGCGCTATGCGGGATAAGGGCGGGCGCTATGTTTTCCTGATCAAAGCTGCCACCAGCGAAGTATGGTGGCCGGAAGATGCAGACCATATCGCGTTTATTCGTGGCCGAATTGGTTTCGAACTGCCGGCATGGTTTATCCCGAAAGATGAAAAACAGGTGCCTACCGGCGCTTTCTTTGCGGGGGCGATCGCTGTATTCGATAAGTCCTGGAAAGGGCCAGCGATCAGCTATATCGGGCGTGATGAGCTTGAAGCAGGTGGCGAAGCGTTTCTGGCGCAGATCCGCCGCGAAGCGAAACGCCTGGTCGGGAAGATGGCGGCATGAAGCTGACCCTGCCATTTCCGCCGAGCGTAAACACTTACTGGCGTCATCCTAACAAAGGCCCATTTGCAGGAAAGAGTCTGATAAGTGTGTCGGGACGCAAATTCCGGAGCGCAACGTGTGCCGCCATCATTGAACAACTTCGCCGACTGCCGAAACCGACATCAACCCATGCAGCGGTAGAAATCATCCTGTATCCGCCAGATAAGCGGATCAGGGATTTGGACAACTACAACAAAGCGCTGTTCGACGCACTGACCCACGCAGGAGTCTGGGAGGACGACAGCCAGGTAAAGAGAATGCTGGTGGAGTGGGGACCAGTTTTCCCGAAGGGTAAGGTAGAAATCACGGTCACGAAATTTGAAACAGGGGCGGGTGCAGCCGCCTGAACATGGAGAAAGAAGCATGAATAATTTAATGGTCATTGATGGTATCGAAGTTCGCCGCGACGTTCATGGGCGCTATTGCCTTAACGATTTGCACCGTGCTGCTGGTGGAGAGCAGAAATATCGTCCGAAATACTGGCTTGATAATAAGCAAACCCGTGACCTGATTGAGCAACTTTTCACCGAGGGCGGAATTCCACCCTCGGAACAAAATCAATCAGTTAGCTTTTTTCAGGGCGGTAGTGATACCCGAGGTTTAGTACGTGCTCCAGTAAATACTGTTCGCGGTGGTGCTGAACAAGGTACATACGTATGCAAAGAACTGGTGTTTGCTTATGCAATGTGGATCAGCCCGTCTTTCCATCTTAAGGTGATCCGCACGTTCGATCGGATTACCAGTGCGCCACAAACATCTTCTGGTATGGCTGCCGATAAGATGCAGGCGGGGGTGATTCTGCTGGGTTTTATGCGCAAAGAGTTAAACCTGTCCAATTCATCGGTACTGGGCGCGTGTCAGAAACTCCAGGAGGCAGTGGGACTACCTAACCTGGCGCCACAATATGCCATTGATGCTCCGGCTGGCGCGCCGGATGGTTCAAGCCGCCCGACGCTTGCACTGAGCGCGCTGTTAAAACAGCATGGTATCCGGATGACGGCTAATCAGGCGTATCAGCAGTTAGCGAAGCTTGGTGTTGTTGAACATCGTGAGCGTTACAGTCGCTCCGCGATTAACGGCATTAAAAAATTCTGGTCGCTGACGGCGAAAGGCTGCATGTTCGGCAAAAACATCACCAGCCCGGCAAACCCTCGCGAGACGCAGCCGCATTTCTTCGAGTCCAAATTTCCTGAGCTGCTGAAGCTGCTCGATACCGTTCATTGAGGTGATCGTGAGAGCGTTACTGACCCCTGAAATTGCTCCTCGTATGGGCGTTGTATTGTTCAGGCCGGGATCGGAACTGATGCCCCTGTTTATGCAGGGGCGTGTTCTGCTTGAACCAGAGCCGGAGCAATATTCATCTTTCGCCTGCGGCGCGGTCCCGGCGGTATCACAGTCGCTGGCGGATGATCCTGCTGTTCGTGATGTGTTCCGTAATGAATCGGTTATCTATCGTGCTGGTGGTCTGGATAGTCTGGAAAGCTGGCTACTCCGGGGGAATGGCTGTCAGTGGCCGCATTCAGACTGGCACAGCGAACAGATGACAACCATGCGCCACGCTCCGGGGGCAATCCGACTGTGCTGGCACTGCGATAACCTGCTGCGCGAACAGTTTACGGAACGGCTGAAATCAATAGCTGTGGAGAACACGACAAAATGGGTTTTATCGGTTGTTTGTCGTGATCTGGGTTTTGACGATATGCACGCAGTTACTCTCCCGGAACTGTGCTGGTGGATGGTACGCAATGACCTGGCAGAAGTCTTACCGGAGAGCGCTGCGAGAAAAGCATTAAGGATGCCGAAGGCAATTGTCCAGTCAGCTACCCGTGAAAGTGAAATTGTTCCCTCGGTGCCGGCCACCAGCATTGTACAGGATAAGGCGAAAAAGGTACTGGCGCTCAGGGTTGATCCGGAATCGCCGGAAAGCTTCATGTTACGTCCGAAACGCCGTCGATGGGTCAATGAGAGATATACCCGCTGGGTTAAATCCCAGCCGTGCGCCTGCTGCGGGAAGCAGGCGGATGATCCGCACCACCTGATAGGCCACGGTCAGGGAGGGATGGGAACAAAGGCGCATGACCTCTTTGTGCTGCCGTTGTGCAGAACGCATCACAATGAGTTACATGCGGATACCGTGGCATTCGAAGAGAAATACGGCTCTCAGCTGGAGTTGATATTTCGTTTTATCGATCGCGCGCTGGCAATTGGCGTGCTGGCCTGATTTTGTGGAGAAAGTTGATGCGTGATATGTATGAAGTTTTGGAGCGCTGGGGCGCATGGGCTGCGGCAGATAACAGCGGAGTGGATTGGCAGCCGATCGCGGCAGGTTTCAAGGGGCTTTTACCACACGGTAAAAAATCACGCCTCCAGTGTGATGATGATGAAGGCATCATGATAGACGGCTGTGTTGCCCGCCTGCGGAAGTATAAACCAGAAGAATATGAATTATTAATTGCTCACTTTGTTATCGGTATTTCACTCCGTACAATTGCAAAGAAGCGGAAATGTTCAGATGGCACAATTAGGAAGGAACTGCAAACTGCAATGGGATTTGTTGATGGCTGTTTAGCAATGCTTACTTATAGTATGGCATAAAAAATAAAATAGATTTACTGCCGATTTTTCAAAAAAGGCTGGGAACTGTTTATATCCAACGTAAATAAGGCCTCCATAAAACATGGCTGATGCGAGGTATTTAACAGTTTTCATCCTTTTTTTAGCTTTATCGATCAGTCCTATAATGCTACTCTTAATACTATCTGCATTATCTTTAATTTCTTTATTTTCTTCAAACTTTAAATACTTATCGAAAGCGGACTCCACTCGAGAACGTAAGTTGTCGAATGTTTCATTGAATATCTCAATAGAAATGTAATTGACTTTTTTTATCATCCAAAGTCCTGCGATAATCAATATTGCTTCGGTTGTTTCATTAGCCTTCACTAAGCCACCAGCTGCTATTAATGCACCGGGAATAGTCAATGCTTTTGTCTGATTAGATGATATAAATTCGTTAATTTTACTCGTGAACTCAAGGTTTTTCTCATCGAGTTCGTTAAGAATTTTATTTACAGAAAACCTCTTTGTGTAAATCTCATATAGTTCATCATATTTTTTCCTAACGTGTTCAGTAGAGTTAAGTAAGTCAAAGAAATTGAATGTACTATTTGCTTTAAATACTTCGTTTATGGCTGAACGTATAACGAGTTTGCGCTCGCTTTTGTGTAAGTCATTTATTTTTATTGTGTCAAGTAGCTCTTTTATGATTTCATATTTAAGTGACGAGTTCGATAAGAGATTAATTTCGCTATATTGTAAAAAATGCGTAAGTTCGACTGTATAGCTTTTGTCATCATTGGTGAAAAATAAGACAGAGCAGTCGCTGTTATGATGATCAGCAATTAATGAAAGGATATCTTTCCACATAAAGAAAATATGGATTTTTTCGATGCTTTCATTTTTAGATGTAGGGAGTATTAAAGGTGTTCCGATGATATAATTTTTCGGAAGAGAGTTTTGGGTGTTTACTCTAGACCAAAAAGACTCAACATTCTCATAAATTATAGGGTCATCCCAAGATGAAGCTTGGCGATCTAGCCAAATTTCATTCTTTTCAATGCAGTTTGTTGCCTTTTTATAACCTATAGATTGTAGCAGTCTAATTATTTCAGAACTATTTACAATAACAATGCTTTCTTCAAGACTTATGACAGTGTAGGAGGCCTCAACTCTGCTTGAGGCTCCATTAATAATCTGCGCTAATCTTGATAAGTCATCAGCAATTGTCATTATTAGCTGCCTCTATATCTTTTGAGTTCATCATAATTTGCTTGGCTTAATTTTATCACAATTTCGCACTTGTTGTCAGTGAGAATTACAGGCTTATTTGAATTTTCGTCCCCAATAGCTCCGCGCATTATTTTCAACTTAAAATTATTGTCGTTGTCTGCCACTTCAATTGTAAGAGCGCTTTCAGCAGCTTTAGGAGTTGGTTCAAATTGAGGGTCAATCTGGAAACCATTAAGATTAACAAAATCGACAAACGTTCCCTTACATTTGTGTGAATCAGTCAGGCATTTATCAATTATATTTGAAATATCCTCTATCTTGACGGATTTATTACCGTTTTTATCTTTTGATTTTTTTTCCAGTAAGGATCTGACTTCATTGTCAATAGTATCACGTAGTACACGACCGAGTGAGTTTTTACTGGCAAAAATATCTATAGCACTGAATAATTGCTGAATGCTTCTTTTATTATCAGAATCATGTCGGCAACCTAATGAATCCTTGAAAAAATCGCTTTTAGATTTACCTTGCAAGAAATGTACATATGAGTCACCTTTGTTTTCTGGATAGCTGGCTTCAAATAAAGTTAAATCGAACATCGCAGCCTGCCGCAAGGCATCGGTATTAATTGGATTTAATCTTGTTGGGGTCAACTTATCCGAATCAAAGTCATAGGCGCTTTGTTTATCAACCATTACGATTAGAAGTTTCCCCAAATCCTCTGGTTCAGCAGACTTATAGTGGATGAAAACAACGCTCCCTCCCTGAAGTTGGGCAACTCTCGATTCATTATTAGCATTATACTTAAGCTTCTCTATTATGGCTCTAGATAACTCAATGAATTCGTTATTTTTATTAATGTATTTTTTTAGGATCGTAGGAATGGATGAAGGATTTTGATCTGAGTCTAGGAAATTATGAAATTTGTTTTTTCGGCTAAATTTTTTCTCAATTCTGGCTATGAATTCAGATGTGACTTCATTTTTGAGATCCCAAGCTTCGCCTAATCGATAATCAAATGCTCTTGAATCATTTTTTTCAAGATTTGCTGTTACAGCACCAATAGGAAAGTATGATTGTTTGTCCAGCACTACAACATGGGGTGAGGCGCCGCATTTATCACAAGCTACAGTTGGGTCGTCAAGAACATTGCCACATTCTAAACAAGTAATATCCATTATACATCCCAAATTATAAGTATAAATTTTTATGTGGCTGAAAATACTATCAAAACACTAACGCGTACGCAAAAAATATCGTAATCTGTTAAGAGTGGTCACTTAGACACGAACTTAAATCGATTTCTTAGCCTCGCTTCTGCGGGGTTTTGTCATTTAGAGGCTGCCGAATGGCGGCCTTTTTTGTTTCCCTGACCCGTCCTGAATAGCGTTG